GAACAGGGGTTGCGTGCAGTAGCGTCCGGCGGGTGTTAACCCCAGTGACGGGTCGGATTACCCAAACACTGAGGGGTGCTACCAATCTATGGATAAATTGTGCACAGAGGGATGTGTTATCATCTCTGGTTGATCGCTCAAGATTACCATCTCGCAAATCTCTTCAAGGTCCACCAAACCGAGGTCGTAAGTCTCCATGGCCCAGTCGCGGAAATCATCGTCGGAAACGACGACCCGCTCATCTTTGATAGCCTGGACAATGTTAGACAAATCTACTCCTGCGGTCTTGGTGTTCCAAGAAAGTTCGTCTAGAGACATCTTGCTTTTGTCTTCTGAAACGTAGCGACACAAAAAGAAATCGCGAAGAAAAGGTACGTGGCGGAATTCATAAGCGTAAGACAACGCTTTTCCTGCCATGTACTGTGAATGTGTCTGGTCCTCCTTGTATATTGCTCTGGCGTTGAACCTCGCCAAAGCCTTACCAACCAACGGAACCATACAAGGGTTCTCAACGTCGGTGATAAGGCGTTTGGAAAGAAATGTTGCGCCCCCACGCATGCGCGGGGCTTTTGGCTTCAACACCATTTTGAACCTGCCGACCGTGGCCTTCCACTGTTCCAAACACATCTTCTTGTCAGTGCGAGCAAGAAGATCATCACCCAAAACAAGGGCGATGGCACGCAAATTCTGTTGTTGACAAGAAACAACAAACATAAGAATGTTGTAAACAGAATTGCGCGGTGTTGTGAACGTGGTGCCAGTTGGCAGCTGGTTTTTGAGGACGGCTTGCACTCCCATTTTGAATGACCTGACCTTGAACTTGTTGTTCTCCAAGTAAAGTCTACGTAGCCAAAGTGGCATGTTGATTTTGGCCAAAAAGCGGTCGAGGAGCAAATGAACTCCTTCCCGCTGATGTTTATCATTGGCACTATAATCGCCTTCCACTGTGTACGGGTATTTGCCGTTATCTTGTTCGATGAACTTGGCTAAAGTCGTGTCCGATTTCTTGTATGCGGTGCAAAACTTGACTCCTCCAAACACGTTGGTCTTGAGCAGCTCTTCGAGACGCTGCATCGTTGCCATCATGGCGGGTCCTGTCATTGCGTTGAAAACGTCGTTCCCCGCATATATGACTCGCGCTGCCCACGTGGGGTCATTGCGCTTGAGCAAAACTTCCTTCTTTATTGACAGGTCTTTGGTACCCAAGTAACCGTACGTTGCTTGGTCGACCTGTTGCATGCCCACCCTCATACGATCTACCTTGGAAGAATCAAATTTAGATTCCCAGGTTGCTCTGTCGTCGGGGTTTTCGTCCCATGCGGGAAAGTTACACTCAATGCTGTCAATGACTGCTGTGGCGGAAATCATCTCGTCGTCCTCTATGTCATCCTTGTGCTTGACGTTGCACCGCTTGTT